CATCAGATATATTCAGACCCTGAACTGAACCGCCATCTCTGATAATCTGATCCTTTGTATCCTTGTTCCAAACACCTAGACTCTGCAACTCCTTCACAAGATGCTTGTTAATCATCACAAACTCGCCAGCCAATGTACGTCTGAGATACAGATTGCTTGTGAATGGCTCGAAGCACTCGTTGTTTCCGAGAATCTGAGATGTTGACGCTGTAGGCATCGGCGCAACCAACAGTGAGTTCCTGAGTCCATATTTTGCTATTTTTTCGCGTAGAAAAGAATACTTGAAATACGAACCGGAACCCATGCTACATCCCCATAGATCCGGCTGCAACTGACCTTTTGATGCTGGCGAACCTTGGTACGATTCATATGGACCCTCCTCCTTTGCCAACTTACAAGACTCAACGAGCGCAGCAAAATAGATACTCTCGAATATCATTCGATTCATACTATTCGCTTCTGGTGAATCAAAGGCATAGCCTAGCATTTGGTAAGCATCGGCAAGTCCTTGGACACCAATCGCAATGGGCCGATGCATTATATTTGACTTGCGAGCAGCCTCTGTTGGGTAATAATTCTCATCGATGACTCTATTGAGATTGCGAACAATCACCCTTGTAACATCTTCCAGCTTTTCAATTGCGAGTCCTCCATTCTGGATAAATGCCGGCAAGCTGATTGAAGCTAGGTTGCATACGGCAGTCTCATCTTTGTCTGAGTACTCGATAATCTCTGTACACAGGTTGGAGGACTTGATGGTGCCTAGGTTCTGCTGGTTGGATTTGGAGTTGCAAGCATCCTTGTAGAGCATGTATGGGGTCCCGGTCTCAACCTGCGACTTGAGAATGGCGGACCAGATGGTTCGAGCGGGAAGCATCTCACGAAACTTGCCCTCATTCACATACTTGTAGTATAGGTCGTCAAACTTTGAGCCCCACACATCACTCAGACCCGGGCACTCGTTCGGGCACATGAGATGCCAATCAGAGTCATTCTTGACTGCGAGCATGAAGAGATCCGGAATCCAAAGTGCTGTGAACAAATCTCTGCATCGAGACTCCTCATCACCCTGATTCAGACGCAGCTCCAGAAAATCCATAATATCAGCGTGCCAAGGTTCGAGATAGACCGCAATTGATCCCTTTCGGCGTCCTCCCTGATTGACGTAACGCGCTGTAGCATTGAATACCCTGAGCATTGGGATGATACCATCGGACTGTCCATTTGTTCCTATAATCTTGGAGCCCTTCGCCCTTATATTGTGAACATGCATCCCAATACCGCCTGACCACTTGGAAATTTGTGAGCAATCCTTGAGAGTATCATATATACCCTCCATACTGTCATCCTTCATCGCCTGTAGAAAACAAGAGCTCATCTGAGGTCTATTGCTTCCTGCGTTGAATAGAGTTGGTGTGGCGTGAATAAAGTAGTGGTTCGACATGAGGTCATATGTCTCTCGCACTCTTGCATAGTCCGAGCCGTGAATGGCCAAAGCGACCCGCATGTAGAGATATTGCGGAGTCTCACCGTGGTTGAGATACATCTTCTGAAGAGTCCGGAGGCCAAAGTAACTAAACTTGTAATCACGGCTGTGGTCAATCCACGTATCCATCTCGAGTGTCATATTCTTGATAAATTTTTCAGAGACAACCTTGTTATTGTATAGAACCAACATACAGTCAGAGAAGCATGTTGGTAACGTTTTATGCATGTTGCTGACTAGGATACGGGTCGAAAGTATCTCATAGTCAGGGTTGTCTGTAATCATGTTGATTGCAATGTCGGCTGAAATATCATCAACCTCGGATGTATTCATTCCATCGTACATTGATGAAAAAACCTTTTGAGCAACCTTGTCTGGCTGGACATTCAGGCCCTCACACAAATCACGTATCCGAAGTGTAACCTTGTCAAACAACATATCTGTGACCTGTCCATTACGCTTGACCACCTTCATTATTGAATAAGCTCTTAATTTTTTTAAACTCTAATAGTAAATGTCTGCATGGCTTGCTACTACAGTAGGACAATCATCTGATCCTCGTTTGGGTCAGCTCGTATCAACAAAAAATGTACACGATGTATGTGTAGGTATACAATCTGCACTCCAACAGAGAAGTGGGATCACTTCTGATTTGCAAGACCCCAATACGGTTACGCAGATTCTACTCAATGTATTCCATGATCTCTATGGTGATTCAACAATAACAGTTGCCCAGATGAGTCAAGAAGCTATAAATAGAGCATACAAGGTGATGCTTTCAAAGTATCAAATGAATCAGTATTATCTGGGTAAGATTGGGTATCTACCAGTACCACTGCCACTGCCTAAGAATATGTCTGCATATGGTCTCAAACCAGCTGGAGAAATATATAGAGGAATATAAATGAATGAAATCATGGCAGCTTTCATGGTTGCATTTGTCATCATGCTTGTTGTATGGTCCTTACCAGATACTAAAGACGAGACGAGCTAATAGAATAAGATGAATCGTTATAAAAACGAGACTGCAGAACTATGTAGACTCAAAGGCTGGGATAAGGCATCAATAGAGAGGGTCTGGATGTTGTACACTGAGGAGAGTGGAGAGTTGGCATCGGCCATCAGACAAGTACTCAAGTATTGTCGTAAAACAAATCTAAAAAAGGAGCGTGGAATAGACGTAGTTATGGAGATGGGAGATGTCTTCAGTTACTTGTTTCAGTTGGCATATATGTTGAATATTGACCTTGATGAAATGTGGACAAGACATCAAGATAAGGTTCGAACTAAAATGTATGTAGATACTAACGATGTCTAACGATCCTTCAATTATGAGACAACTCAATCAGTTTGAGAGACCACCGCCAGGCCCACTCTATGCTCCAGGGATAGCATCGAATGGCTGGCTCACGAGCCCATATGCGTCTACACCGATAAAGAAAGAGGTGGTCCCTAGAAATTTACTAAGACCACCGACAGTCTTTAACCGTGGACAGGATCTTGATGTTCCCAGGCAAATAAATAATCCATACTAAAACTTTTGAATCTTTGAACCAATGACTATTGGCATTGCATTCTTCAGTTTTTCAAGTTCATTTCTCTTTACATCCTCTAGGCCTACACAGCAGTGCATTTCAAGCTGTATATCGCGAGTACAAAACATGGCACCGCACCCCTTGCATTTTAATGTAATGGCCTTCTTTGAACACCATATACATTTCATGTTATTATAAGCAACTAAAACTTTTAAATAATCTCACATAGACCGTGTTCGCGTTTATACAAAACCTCATCCCAAAAGGCTTGAAGTTTTGGGAGTCTCTCAGCGAACCACGTTCGGTCGCGTTTGATATTTACGACTACATATTCGAATGGTTCTGGCCTATACTGAATAAAGTCGCACTCTTCAAGGTTGAGCACCTCCATCAGAATCTGCAACTGAGCTAAATAATACTTTGGAACCTCATTCTTAATCTTGCGCGACATTGGACACTTGATTTCTAAAAGTTTCCCTGATTCTGTCACACCGTCTGCAGAACCACCGAGCCAGGGTATTTCAGGATGCTGAACGAGACCAAGATCGTGTGCAACTTCACCAGTCTTTTCACAATATAAATCTCTCGCTATATTTTCATATTTTTCTCCGTGCCGTGTTGCATCGTTTCCTCTGAACTCTGATGGGACTCCACATTTTTTGAGAATGAGACTCGATGGTTTCTCATATGGGTTTTCGCCAAGCGCGGTTGCAACGTCCGAGGCTGTCAACATAGTCCCTCTCAAAGCGAGCCATTCATCAGACTTTTGATTTGCATATTGTTTTTCAATGAGCTTCTGAACTACCGGATGCATGTTTAGGTATTTTGAGGTTCAAAGTCTTAAGTGTGATGAAAGCAGCATTTTGCTCAGCCTCCTTCTTTGTCTTGGCATAACCACAACCATATACCATATCATTCATCATCAACTGAACACAAAAAATGCCATTCTCATGGGACACCACTGGATATTCAGGAATCTTCTGTTTTTGCGCTTGACAGTAACGCATCACCTGATCTTTGTAGTTGTCATCCTCAAGTGATATATTGTGTGACTTTAGAATATTCAGGATGAAATCTCGTGCATGAATCATCCCTAGATCTAGGTATATAGCACCTACTAGAGCCTCGAAACAATCTTCAAGAATTTTTGGATTGTTGTTCCAGTTGTTTCTGATCCCCTTGTCATCCATCAGAATCAATTCCCCAAGACCAAGTTTCTTTGCAAATCCGGCCAATGTTTGACTCCGTACAATTTTGGTTCGAGCACGAGTGAGAAATCCCTCCTTTTGGTCTGCGTATTTATCAAACAAGTACTTGGTGATGACAAAGCCCAACACAGAATCACCCATAAACTCCAACGTTTCATAGTCATCTGTGAGCTGATACTTCTTAAGGGCTGATTTATGTGTAAATGCTCGCGTGTACAAGTTTAGATTCTTAATCTTTGTACCCACGAGAGTTTCAATATGTTTACGATCAAATTCGGGACAAGGGACAAGCTCGTCGTCTGACATCTATGTTATATTACAAGAGTATATTATTTCTAAGCCACAAGGCGCTCGTCACTTCTTCTTCAGTGTGGGTTTCTTCTTCTCTACAGGAGCAGCCTCTACGGGCGCAGCCTCAACAACCTCCTTGATGTAGTGGCGGTTGATGTACTTCTGAATATTCAGAAAGGTGACCTGTACATCGTCAGGGGGTGCAAGCAGAGACTTGAGTGCTGCATCCATAGTGAGGTTTTGACCATTCTTCAGCCCCTTCTCAGTGACATACTCGTTAATTCGGCGAGTGACGTCAGCGCGAGAGATGCGATCCTCAGGGCCTAGGTTCAGGAATGCGCGTAGCTCATCTGATACAACCTGGGGCTTGCGGAATCCGTTATTCTGAGAGCGAGCCTTTGCCTTCTCTCCAAGAGGATCTTCGATGTGCTGACGAATCTTACGAATATCCTTGCGAAGCGCCTTGAGCTCCTTGGACTGCTCGTCAATCACAGACTTCAGGTACTCTAGTGTGGCCTCCATTATGTATATCCAGTGCCTTGCGTCTTTAACCCGATAATATTGTCTACAGGAATTGTAATGGAGTATAGTGCACCAGTCAAGGTACCAGATGGTCGTTATTACATGAAGGTGTCAGGAAGTAATCGTATTCAGTTCAACAAACTCAATATAGCTTCATTTGAACCCAAGCCTCTTATGATTTCTCTGAATGAGGCACAGCTTGATCAGGTCAAGAGTCTAGAGGATCAGGTTGTCTCCAAGGCGAAGGAGTCATCAGTCGAGTGGTTTGGTCGCGAAATTTCCTCGGCTACTATTGGGAAGGCTTTTCAGAGTTCCATCAGTGATGATATGTTTGAGACTTGTCTAGCAACATCAGGGGGTCGTGTGATCACCACCTTTTGGGACTCTAATAAGAATCAGAAGGAACAGTCCTCAGAATGGTCAAATGTAGATGTAATTGTAGAACTATCAGGTGTGTGGTTTCTGCAAAAGTCATTTGGACCAATTTTCAAAGTAATCCAGGTCAAGGAGTCTAAGCAGGTTTCACGTACCAGGGGGACATATATGTTTTCGGACGATACATCTGACGATGAACAGATGGATTATCTAGATTAAATTATTTTCGCTGTTTATATCAAATGTCAAACTCTGGTAATAAAAAGATTCTCTGGATCGCCATAGCTGTGATGATTATATATCTATATACTTCATCAGCATACATGGCTGAGCCCATGATGGAGCCAATGCCCATGGAGATGCCATATGAGATGCCCATGGAGATGCACATGGATATGCCAATGGAGATGCCAATGGAGATGCCAATGCAGATGCCAATGGACACCATGGGAATGTCCAGTGCTTACGTAAGAGCGGCCCAGAAATATAACGAGTATGGTGTTCCACTTTCTACATACAGAAAGGGTCCTCGCTCCCCGTATGAAATGGAAAACACAATGTCTGGATCCAACTACCTTGATGGGACATCTATCACAACCCCTATTAGCTCCACCGGTGATGGCACCAGAAGAAATCAGCTGTACGATATTCGCCCACAGCCAGCAATTGGTCTAGGGGATCCACTCAAAGATTATACGACCAACCCCAACCCAATCCTTAACAACGGTCTTTACTAGATAAAGAATTAGTAGTCTAAAAATGTAAATGGAGAATTTCCGTGAAGCAATGTCATCGTGGGTTGAGCTCAAGACTCAACTCAAAGAAGCACGGAAGGACCTTTCAGTCCTTAATAAACGAGAGAAGGAACTTCGATCGTTTATCAAAACGTACATGGGAAAAGAAGAGATTGATATAGTCAATGTTGATAAAAATAAGGTGAAGTACACCGTGAGAAATGCGAAGGGTTCAATCACACGTGATGTCATCAAGAATGGGCTCAAGTCTTATTTTGGAAATGACGAGACCCAGGCTGAAGGGGCTTTCCAGGCTATCCTTGATGCTGTACCCAACGTAAAGAGAGAGACCCTTACTATGGTATAATGTATGTTGGACCAGTAGTCGTTGATGAAGCTAAACTTGCTGATTTTGTATCTGTAATACCGAAAGATAGTGGTGTATTAGAGCTTGCATCGGGGAATGGCGCTTGCTCGATTGCGATCCGGCGTCTTACTTCTA